TCCACATCGTAATTACGCGGGGTGATCTTGAGGAATCCCTCTTCTTTATATACGTCCCAGATAAATTTCATTCCTGCCTTTTTATTGTCTCATGTAATTTTGACAACAAGATATCCTGCGGTATTTCTTTATTGCATCTATGCCCGTCCTGGCCATTGCGGATACAAAAACAAAATGGATTAGGTTCAACAAAACCTACCTGATAAAAACGTGGATCGTTCAAAGGAGCGTGAGGGACATATCCCCCATAGATAAAAAAAGACTTCTTTCGCAATATCTGACACATCGGCAGGATATTACATTGGGGCGATATGACTAAATCGGCTTTATTCAGCAGATCAAAAACATCCCATATCCCGAAGTGGTTGACAAAGTGTCTGTCTCTTTTTTCGTCTATCCCAAACGGCTCCGGTCCGGTGAATTCCTCCTGGTTGCCTATATCTCCAACGCTGACGATATAGTAATTTTGTCTGACAAAATCAATGCAGATTTGAAAATACTCCATCAAAGGCATACGAGACGGGCAGGCCCATTCTTTCCTCACTGACGGGAGTCTGACGACGCATAATTTTTTTTTGCTATGTCTTGCCCTGGCTGCGATTCCTTCTGCCTGTTTAGACGGTTTAGGGGTAAATTCAAAAAACCAATCGTCCCCCAGAGGGATCATCTTCTCAAATGACTGCATGATCGTGAGGCCCTTCTTAAACCCCTCGCCGTAATTAAACCTTAAACGATTGCCGTTTGGTTTATGGCCTGATGAATTGGAATAAAGGCCATTGTTCGTCATATTCTCGTTTTGAAGTTTCAGGTTTGTCACCGGCTTTAAACAATAGACATTGGGAAATTGAAACATCTCCGGGAATGGCGTGTAAATAAATACCTCTCCTTGTTGTGCCAATTTATGCACAAAAGGTATGTGGTAGATATTGTCTCCAAAGCCAAAATAGCTATCGAGAATATAGTTCATATTATCAAAATACTTACAAATTTATTTTCCCGTCCGGAAGAAGAAGACCGTCTTTTTTAAGCTCCACTACGGCCATTTCTTTGAGCTTCGTATTGACGAGATCGTTTATTTTCTCATCATCTGTTTTAACAACCGGAGGCTGATATATCTGTATCGCGTCCAGCTCTTCCTTGTTCGCCACTTCCACGACCTCATACCCTACCGAATCGGAATGTTGACCGGTAGGCAATTCAAACTTCATAACGATCTGTCCATCTTTCTTGTAATAACCGAATCCTGTTTTAATGTACATAAAGCCTCCTTAACTTCCTAATGGTAACCAAAACACAGTGGCCGATTGGCCGGCTCCCGGTGCAAGTTTCCAATAATCTCCTTTTCTTACCGGCATTATTATAAAAGGAGCCACATATTGACCTGCTTGCATAAAAGCTCTAACAGTAGTCGGAGGGTTAGAGCCATCGGTATAACCAGTGAGCGTCCTTCCGGCCGACCCGGGATACGCAGTATAAGCCACCACAAAACCATCAGTCGTTGCCTGATAAACCGTATCTTGGGATTTTGATGCCCAAGCACCAAGAATTCCTGTCGGTAAAGGCAGGTTTGTCAAATTTCTTCCGTCACCAACCAGATAACCGTTTGCGTCATTGACAACAACGCCGTTTGCCGCATTGGCATTGGCCGTTTTGCCGGTGCCACCCTGCGCTGTTGATAAGGGGGTCGTCAGGCCGCTTAAAGACGTGATGTCGGAATTCGCGCCTTTTGCAGCTTTTGTATCCGCGTACGTCTTCGTCGCTTTCTGCGTCGCTATTTTTAAGTCGGAATTCGCCGCCAATGTTCCGTCCGTATCAGCCGCTTCGAGCCCAACGTATCAGCCGCTTCGAGCCCAATGGTAATCCATGCGTCGTTGGCGTTATTGCGGCGTTTCAGCAACCCGGTTGATGTGTCATACCACCACATGTTTGGATATGTGGTCGCCGGCTCCGTGGCCCCGCTGTTATTGGTGATGATGGCCTGCAAGACATTGTTAATATCGAACCGGACAGCGGCGCCGGCGGCATTTTCAATCACGTAATCATGTTGTGCCATAAAATCCCCCTTTTTAAGCTATTTCGTCAATATCTATTCCCAGCTCACTAATCAAGATGTTGCAATCAACGCTTTCCCTGTCAAGAACGACGTAGAACTGAAAGGCCCTCGCGTTGAACTCCGCGCTGTCTAATCTCTCCCAGGAGCTCCAAGCAACCGGAGAGCCTGCCGGATCGTCATCCGTATGTCTGACATATATCCGCGCATCCGCGCCTCCGTTAACGCTGCCGTCAAAATCCTGCCACGTATCGATATTGGAAAGCCTTGAGTCTACCTCGTCATTAACGTTGTAAATGCTGACGGATAACCTTGTCGTCACTCTCACGTTTTTGACGGAGACAAGATCGATCCCGTCTGCAAGATAATAAGTCCCCGCTAAAATCTCCGGAGAAGCCCCATCTATGAGTTTCAGCGATCCCTCGGATTCCTCTGTTCCGTCATGCGATCCAAGGAAATCAGGCGCTTCATCCAATGTCGTGACGGAAGCGAAAGCGTTGACGCTCACCTGTTTTGTTGTCACGACTGTTATGGTATCTGATGGATTTCCGTCAACATCGTAAACGCGGGCTAAATATGTCCCTTCCTTGAGCGGTAGAACGGCGAAAAGCGTCCGCGCCATGGCCGCCTGGCCTATGCTGACGCTGCTCCCCCATGTGGCGTCTTCCATCAAAGGAGAATGTCTGAATTCAACTTCGCCGCCATAAAGCACGTCTATTTCAGACGGCTTGTCCCACCTGATCATCGCCTGCGCCCCAAACGCCGATATTGTCATATTGGCGAGTGGAGAGGGATTCGTCGATCTGCCGACTACGCTATACCCTGAAATCGTCGTCCAGGGCCCCGGGAGAAGCTTCCCGCCGACCTTCCACCTCAGGCGAATATCGACAATTTCTTTTGTCCGTATATCTCCGATAAATACGTAGCCTTTTCCTTGTTCTTCTATGACCGCCGGGTAAAAAGACTCTCCTGTCCCATTCTGTCTGATCTGAACAATAAGCTCGTTTCCTGTTCCAAAAATGTTTGTGTTTAACGGATCGAAGTTTATCCCGATCCTTATTTTCAAGGTTCCAGAAGAACTTATGACGATTGCGGTTTCATCGGAAACCATTGATGTCACATTTGGCGCCGGGATTGCATCCTGCGCCGAAATTTTTGTCACGAACTCTGGAATCTCTTCCGTATCGCAAGCGTAGATAGCCGGCCGGTAGGGAACGGCGATGATTGTGGCTTGGAGATTATTGTCAGGGGATATTGAGATGACGGTCGCGTCCTCTGTTTCCTCGCCGAATTCCCCAAAACAGACAATATCACCAACGTTAATGGCCTCTTCTGCCGGTGATCCTATCCCGGCAACCTCCTCAGAAAAAACAAGGCTTGTTGTCGTTCCGGGCGTAGTTAAGACCTGTGCTGACAGATTTGGGTTCGCCAGGGTGCGGATGACTACCCCATAAGTCTTACCGGCCTCCATGACGACCTCTTCATCAAGCTCTATCGAAACAACGGCCTTATCTTCTGTTGTAACCATGCTTTTGACCCGCCCTTGTGCCAAACCGACGATCATAACGTCATGTGCTATTTTTATCCAGTCCCCGCGGCGGTAGGTCAAAAATTCCATATCCTGCTTAAAAGTCCATCGCTCCGGCTGATTCAGGACTTGGGCTATCCGCCAGCGGCCCAGTTTATAGATCTGATCTGGATCAGTGACCCCAATCAAATCCAGCGTTTCAAACTTGGTGGCGTTGTCATCGTTGTATCCATCGCGGTAAACCCGGCGTTCATCTGTCTTATAGTCCTGGTCCTCGTTCGGGAATTGGATACGCCAGCCATGAGGAGGATTCAAAAAGAACTTCTCAGCCGAAAAGTTAAAACTGTTTCTTGGTGTTATGACACTGACGGGGGCGTCCTGCTCCCGATCAATAACAACCGACCATTTGCCGTCAATGACGGTCGGCGCCGCGCGGCCGGCAGCGCATATATCCCGCAAGGTATCCCAGACAGACGCGGAGTAATCGCGTACCTGGTTGAAGGTAAACCCTTTTTCTTTGCAAAACTCATGCCAATCCTGTAATGCCTCAATATCAATTCTGGCGTCTTCGAGAGGCTCGGCCATTCCGTTACCTTGCAAAACAAATCGAAACATTGACGCCGGATTTTGCGATATACGCTCAATCCATGTTTGGGTGTCAACATCCCAGTCTTTACAGACCCTCGTTACAACCCCGGAGAAATCGTCTATGATCCCATTGAGCTGGTCGGTTGCCTTAATGACTAAAGCAGTGACGGCCAATGGCACGGGAGAATCGATAGGATCTTCCGCCTTTATCGATCGCAGGGCCGTCCAGTAGGTTTTGTCAGCTATGAGGCTGGAGTCCGTATCTGCCGTAGTCCTGCGGACCCTGACGTCATATTGCGTTCTTTCCGCTACCCCCCAGCGAATACCAAATCTCAAGGCTGACGTCTTCTTGCCTGTAAATGTTATGCTGTCAAGGGTGTCTCCGGTCTTGTTGAGCCAGGAGGCGTCACAGGTCGCCTGGAATTTATCCCCCGCGGTGTCTATGCTCGACCAAGGATCGCCACTGCCTGTTTTACGGTATTGGATTTCCACGTTGACGGACCTTGACTGCTTATTGCCATTTGCATCGTATTCCACAAGCCCGCCGGAGAAAGAAATATCAAGGCTTATTTCGTCCGCATTTATGTTTGTTGTTCTGGTTATCCAGCCGGTATCCGCCAGTAAAGAAATCGTAAAACCTTCTTCACTGATGGCATTCGGAAACAATGTCAGCGGCTCATCTGCCGCCAGGCCTTCGCGATGCTCAATCTTGTAGTCCGAAAATTCGCTGAGTAGCGTATCGCCGATTTTCAAGGAGGTCTCGTCTATCTCTATCGGGCCCGGGCCCCAGACAAACAACATCCTGATGTATTGATCGTCTCCNATCATTTCCGTGCAAGGCTTTGACCCTTGGCGCGGAGTCTGGCGGTATTTNCCAAAGACAACAGGGACNACACCGAAAGGATCGAGTGAATTACTCGCTCCTTCAATATAGAGAGTGTTGGAGTCTGTCGTATCGGATCCCGACAAC